CGTTATTCTGTACCCAAGAACCCAAACTTCTGCTGGATACGGTAAGCAGTACCACTCCATATCGACCCAGTCGTAATTTCGAACTTGTTCTACATATTTGACTACGGCAGGACTAACCATTTCTTCGTCACGAAAAATTACCTTTACTGGACCAAGCCCGCGCTCTTCGTGTATTTCTTTTGCAAGATATAGAACCGCTGTTGAATCTTTTCCTCCAGAAAACTGCACACAAACGGTATCGAACGTGTCGTATACGTGACGAATGCGTTCACGTGCTGCATCGACACAGCTCATATCTAAAAAGAGTCGCTGTCTAGTCATTGTTGATTATCAAATCTCGCAGTGCTCATCAATGAAGTTCATCAGTCGTTCTGCCGTTGTTGAGCCATCTATGCCTGGGTCAGAACGCAACCACCTGATGAAGTCATACCAACGAGATTGCTGTTGCGGTGAATCAAAAACAAGTGTGTACTGAACAACTGCCTGCGGAGCAGACGAGGGTGAAACAGTAGTTGAACCGCGAATAGCGGCATCCCGCTGGTCTACTCCACTCTTTGCTGAAAGCTGCTGACCATCTCGTGTTTTGGTCACCTCCACTGTATTCATGTCTACAGAAGGTCTTGGCTGGATTGATGTTGGAGAATCTTCTTCATCATCGACCAAATTTTCTGGATTATCAAACGAGGCATTTGGATTGACTATTACAGGCGGCCTATATTCTCCGCTGTCAACCACCTGGTGGCTTTCACGTATCGATTTTTGTTCTATTTCAGCAATATCAAATTCGTCCCAGCCAAGGCCATCCATTAGCTCTGGGTAGTAGTCGCTAATTTCCAAGACGAAATCATTAAGCAATTCTGGCTCGGTGTATCCGAGCTCCATGGTTCTGTTATCCGCCAACGCGAATGCAATTGCTCGCTTGTCGTCTACATCATATTCAACTGCTGCAATCTTGTCCCATCCGAGACGCTTTGCGGCTTCAAATTGATGATTTCCCGCAATAACGGTTGATGTTCCATCTCCATTTGGGCGCACAACAATAGGTTTTATTTGGCCAAATTCTGCATACGACGACATGATTGCTTCAACATTGCCTCGCCGCGGATTGTTATCAAGCGGGAAAAGCGTGTCGATGTCGACCGCAAGCGAAAGAAGTGATTCATGTATTCCATTAGCCATAAATTAAACCTGTGTCCTGACATTTGCATTGAGTGTTCGGATTGCATCCATTGAAGCACGAATAGACAGAAGCGACTCACGCTTTGACTTAACCAGAGCCTCGGCGCACTTGTACTCAAAATTCTGCTGGTCCATTTTGTAATCAGCCCATGCTTCACGCTCTTTGATTGAGCCCTTAGCTGAAAGATATTCCTTGGCCCAATTTGACTTATAAAGGGCTTCTTTTTTTGCACAATCCATTGCGAGCGTTTCAAATTGCTCGGTTTCGGTCTCGAGCTTGTCCATCAAGCGAAGCAGTTCCTGTTCAATCTCGACTTGGCTTATTGGGTTATTTCTCATTTCTCTCCAAGCTGTTCAATGTAGGCATTTAGTAGCGTCCAATCTACTTTCTCCAGACCAGAGACGTGCGTGGCTGGCCAGTCAAATCTAGGGTTCCCAAGGCGAGCTAGAACCATCTCTTCCATAATCCAAGCGTCACATTTATCATCCGCGCCAGGGTTTGACCACACTAGTCCTGTTTTTGCAGATATGGAAGAAATTACTTCATTTTTAGAAGCATTGCCTTTTCCTGTTGCAAATTTTGCTCTGCATGTTGGGGGAATCACGACTACTGGCCTGCCCAATTCCCAAAGCAAGAGACGAATCACGCCACCAAGTTCACCAATTGAATGTGCCTGAGAATTCCTGGAAGCAAACGAATAACCCTCTATAGCTACAACATCAATCGAGAATTCAATAATTAAGTCTTCAACTTTGCGTTTTATCAACCACAAGCGATGCGGTCCAGTTTTGTCGACAGATATAACTCCGGTTTCGCCATTATGGCAATAACCCGTGGAAGTTAGGGATAAGTCGAGCGAAAGAATATTCACTTAGTAGACATTAACCCAAAAAGCAAAGACCCGCCGAACTTCTAGCCGGTTCGGCGGGTACTACTGGCGCTGGTGGTTTTTACGTCTGGCGTAGTTTTGCCGTAGCTCTCGCTACTAGACCTTTGACCACCTGCCTTTCTCTCGCTAGGAGTAGATGTTGGCTAGATGAAAAAATCGTAACACTAAAAATAAATACTGAATAGTAAACTAATTAAAAATTAATTTTAATGATTTTGGACATGCAAGAACCGGGTGCTGCACGTTGCCCTTTGCACCCGGCCCTCGCACCTATAACGGTCCTAAGAGCTACAAGAGTACACAAATAATAAGTAGAAACAGCATAAATAAGTTCAATTTTTAAAATTTACAGAATATGTACACTTTGAGTGTCTGTCTCTAAATTTCTACCGTTCCCACCCGTGCTTCGCCAGTCCAAGGTCAAATGCCAGTTGGGGGTTGGCGTTAATCCTTGTATGGCACGGGCGGCATACTGCCAGAATATTTTCTTCATCAAGAATTGAACCGCCCTGTGAACGGCGGACTATTTCGTGTAAATCTCTGCTGAGGTGATGATTAAAACTGACTTTTTCGTCATGAGCAGCGAAGACTCTGCATGCCTCGCAGAGCGGTCTTTCTTTTAAAACTTTTTCTACAAGTTTTCTGCGCTCAACATAAATGTCGGACATTTTCTTGCTTCGTTTGCGAATTGCTTTGCGTGGTTTTTGTTTTGGTGCAGAACGCTTTATAGGCGTACGCTTCAACGGTTTATTGCGACGAATCACAGGTACCTCCCACCACTTGTTTAGAGCATGAATCTCCCCGTAAACGCAATCTTTATTGTGCGACTACAGGTTATCGCTAGTGACGGAATCGAATAGCCACTTATTGTCAAGTGTAGACCACAGAGCCCTATCGATGGCGGTATCTTCAAGGTCAAATGAACGCATAAGAGTGCGATGAGTAACTATTGCTCTCCGAAGAAATTCAACCTGGTCCCATCCGTCGGTCTGTATTTCTGCGCCAGTTTCAATCATATTCATGACTTCATCAAGACGCTTGTCTACATGAAACTTAAACCGCTTAACGCGAGTTGCTTTTGTGTCGTAATACGATATTGCTTCTCGACTTAATTTGGAGCCAGCTGGTCCAAGCGATGAATAACGAAGATTGTCTGATTCGGCATCTGATTCAATATTGTCGATTTGATTCTGGAGATTGTCGGACAATGCCAAAAGTGCATCTTTCCACCTTCCCCAGTTTTCTTTTTCTAAAAGAACCTGCTTATGCGTTGGGGAGAGCTTATTCTTCACCTCTTCCGCAACCATTCTTGCAAATGAATCATCGTTTAAAACTTGCATTATCTTCTCCTTGATTTTTTAATTATTCCACGCAGGGCAGATTCCCTTGAAACCACACCAATTGCAAAGAATCGATTTATTGGCAACAAATTCACCGGTCTTACAACATTTGTCAATTTCCTGTTTTGTCGATTGAATTGACTCAACGGTTGATTTAATGTCATCCAGTGAAACGTCTTTTTCAAACTTCACTCCGTCTTTTAGGTAGAGGAGTTCAACTGACTTTTGGTCAACATCTATGTCCAGGCTCGACAAAAGTTGGGTGTAGACAATCAACTGAAAAAATTTGTCGGATAGATAATTTTTCTTTGGAGTCTTCCCTGTTTTGTAGTCACTAACTTTTGCGCTATTTCCATTAACGCTTAGCCTGTCGATGAATCCATGAATTTTTACTCCGCCTATATCTCCGCGAACGTAAGACTCCATGCCAAAAGGAGAAACTGTAGTCGGGTCCTCAATTAGCCAAAGATTCTCAATACACCACCAAGCAGCCCAACGAAATCTGTTGAGTTCCTTCTCTGAGTGAATTACCGATGAAGCTTCTGCCGACCACTTATTCGCCCATTGGTTGCGAGCAAGGTCTTTTGCCTGCTCAAGAGTTCTGAGTTCTGGCGGAAGTTTGTACAAATCTTCAAGTACGTCGTGAACAAAATTTCCAAGAATTGCTTCTTGCCCACTCGGGTCATGAAGACCATCTATTTTGCTGTACTTAAATTTTTGCGGACACTGCCTGAACGTTCCCAGTGATGATGGGGATAGAAACTCTGGAGCGACAAATCCACCATCAGGAATTAGTGACATACTGCCCACCAAACTGAATTCGCAATGCCTCTGTGATGAGTGCTTGCAAGTCCTCAATTGTGGCACTTGACTTCGTCGGCTTTGGTCGGCCACCAGAGTGGGTTGACCAGAACGAGTTCAACTCTTCCTTCTGTTCTTTCTTTAGCCCCTTGGTGATGTCGATGAAAGTATTCCATTTTTCCTCAAGTTCAGAAAGCGCAGGTGTTGGAACCTGTTCTGGAATACGCGCAAAACCATCATCTGATGCGTCAAGAAGAATTGCGTCTTCGGCGTCCATAGCGTCAACCGAGCGAGCGAGATACAAGCCGACCCCTAATTGCTGAGCGGCTTTCTTTAGCGCATCAGATACAGCACCCTTGAAGTCGTTTCCAAGGTCAACTGGCTTTTGAGTGCTCTTTGCACGCTTTACGTTTGAACCACCGAATCCGTGTTTAACCACTCGTTTGTCACCAACCTCTGCGGTAAGCGCAACGTGTGCCACTAACTCGTCTTGGTCAATTTCGTCGCGACGAACTGAAATGATTTCAAATGACCAGCCCTCCACGCCGAGAACCTTGTTTAGTCGATTGATTACTTCGCTGATTGGCAAGTAAACGAGTGATACTCCACTCTTGACAATTGTGCGTTCTGATTCTTGCGGGAACTGCGCATACAGTTCTTTCATGATTGATGAAGCGTCTTTGGCTTGATTTTGTTCCATGATGTTTTGTATCCCTTGTTGGTAGTGTATTTATTCGGAATCTTTTGGCTTACGGACGATAATGCTAGTCTTCAGTTCGCCGACTTCACAATAATTGTCTGGATTGATTCCAATCTTGTTCAACTCCTTCACTCGCCAATATGATGGAGCACAATACGTAACCATATCCATGGCTATTTCTCGTGGTGACTTCAATACTTCGCCGGTATCCATGTCAATTGACATCTTCACCAACTTGTCCGAAACAGCAGAGGCCAGTGCCTTGTGGTCCCACGACTTTCTGTCGTATGAAGATTTCTTCTCAATCTCAGCGCCGTTATCCAATTTGATTGATTCAGTTGACCCCATGATTTTGCCAACGAGGTGTGCGTATCCGTCATAAACAAAAGTTAGGTCTCGCTTCAAGAAGTTGATGTCTGCCAAAATTCCACAAGCAATTGGAATCTCAACATCAGAATCAGCAATGGACTGAAGTTCTGAATCCAGTTCGGTAATCAGTGCGCGAATCTGCTCTATCTTTTCTACAGCATTCATTTTATTGCCCCTTTAATTCAGTAGTAGTTAAAGTAATTACTAAATCAGTATAGAGACGCGCTTTCTCTGTGGCAACCCTAGGCCAGTCAAAAATGTAAATGCTCCGACAGCCGAGTCGACCTGGTCGTCATGGTCGCAGGCTTCGGGGAAAGATGAAAATTCATCCATCCATGCAGTCAGCCAAGGTGCACGAATAATACGTACATTTCCGTTGGCTGCAGCGGCGGCGAATGGCCGTGCGCGAGTTTCTTTGTCTCCAGTAGAACGTATTGCCCCAAAATCGTACCCAGGAACCACATACCTGGCATATTGGTCGGCAAGTGCTTTACCCGAAGAACCTGGTTCTTGTTCCATTCGTATTGATACTCCAAGGCCATCTTCCTGAGCTGTCTGGGCAATCAGTTGCTCTACTTTTTCACCTTTTACTCGTGCTCGTTTTACATCCAAAATATAGGCAATACCGCCATCAAACATCATCAATGTTCCAACCGTATAGTCTGGATTCGGGTTGCTTTGGGATGGTTCGGTGGCAGCGAGGTCCCAAAATCTAACAACACGGGCAGAACTCTTGATTTCAGGGATTTCTTCTGGGTCGATGATAATAAATGAAGTTCTTTCAAAAAGAGTTCCGAGCGTTGTCGACCACCAGTCGCCCATTTCTAGGCGACGTCTTTCTACGGGGTCAAGTGCAGCAAGGGCCTGTCGATATGATTCAGCGTCAATTCCTGGGTTATCGGTCAGTTTAGATGGAACGAAAATGCGGTTTTCCTGACGACCTTCAACAATAAATCTCTGTCTAACCCAGTTGGGAGCAGGGTTTGATGCTGAACGCATTCTTAATGGCACCTGAGAAATGGGTCCACTCGCAGGGCGACGCAAACGGGAGAACAGGTAGCGATAATCAGATTCACGGATTTCGGTTACTTCGTCCATTCCGATAAACTGAAATTCCGAGCCCTTGTAGCGTAAATAGTCATTGGCATTGTTTAGATACCCGAACGAAATACGAGCGCCAGATGGGAAAGTGGCGATGAAGCTATTTGCATTCCAATGCACGTCGTCGTAGTTGGACATCCATGACTTAAAGCGGTCCATCAAGGCTCCGGGGAGCGAAAGGTCAGCAAAAGTTCTACGGAAAAGAATGGCCGAATACCCAGGCACATCTACGTACTGGAGCGCAGCCATTAGCAAAGCGCTTGACTTTCCACCACCTGCTGCACCACCAAATAGGGCTTCTATTGAATTAGTTCTTAAAAAAACTTTTTGGTTTATTGATGGCTCCTCTGGGCAGAAGGGAGGCATCTTGGGTTGAAGATATTCGAGAACCTCGGCCCAATTCGGTTTTTGTGTCATGTAAATATCTCGGCGTCTTCTTGTCCACGGACAATCGTAAATTATGCGCTACTGTATCTTATATGCCCAAATTAAAAGAAGCAGTTAATAAAGTCAGTTCCAGGGCAAAGACAGTGTACAACAGGCGTACTTTCGCTAATTTATTCATGGTTTCGTTTATACTATTAACAAGTATTGGTGCTGGTCTAATTGCCATGCCCGTTGGTTTGATTGTTGCTGGTATCGGTTGTGGAATATTCGGATTTCTATTAGGGCTTGAGTAAATAAAATATGGGCTGGAACTCTCCAAAAGATAAATCACTCAAGTCGTCTGACTCAAAGCAGATTGCCTTTGGTGCACCAATTTCGGCAAACCCAGGTCTTGTACATAAACCATATCGAGATTCATGGGACATTGAACGCGCATATCGCGAGGGCATGTCCAAAATCACCTGGGTAAACAGGTGTATTGATGCAATTGCCGGCAATCAGGCACGACTGCCAGTGATTCTTCGAAAAGATAATTCCAACAAGGGCGAGATAATAGTTGGTAAAGAGGCAAATCGCTCCACATTGCTCGAACTGCTAAACACAAGAGCCAACGTTGGAGAAAATAGTTTTATTTTTAGATACAGGCTTTCTGCACAGCTTCTTCTTGGTACGCGCGGAGCATTTATTGAGAAAATACGCGGAAGAGACGGCGGAATAATTGCCCTTAATCTTCTGCCACCACAGGCAACGGCGCCAATCCCTCATCCGAAAACATTTGTTTCCGGCTATGAGGTTGCGATGCCTTATGGAGAAAAGGTGATACTCAAGCCAGAAGATGTTTGCTGGATTCGCCGTCCACACCCACTTGACCCATATCTGTCACTTACTCCGCTCGAGGCTGCTGGTGTAGCTATCGAAATTGAAAATCTTGCGAAGCTCTACAACAGAAACTATCTCCTTAACGACGGCCGTCCTGGTGGATTGCTTGTAGTCCGTGGAGAAATAGATGAAGACGATAAAGAAGAGTTAAAGAGCAGATTCCGTGGCAACCTATCCAAGACTGGACACACAACAGTAATCGCAGCAGACGATGGCGTTGATTTTGTGGACACATCAGCGAGCCCGCGCGATGCTGCGTACATCCAGATGCGCCAAGTTACGAAAGAAGAAATTCTTGCTGCATTCGGTGTACCTGAATCAGTAATAGGAAACGCAGCTGGAAGAACATTCAGTAATGCTGCAGAAGAAATACGCGTTTTCTGGATGGAAACAATGTTGCCTCACCTGGAACCAATTGCGCGAGCACTTGATGAGCTAGATGATAAAAACTATGTCGACTTCGATACGAGCGAAGTTCCAATTCTTCAGTTGTACAAGCAAGAGCGCGATAGATATTTGCTTACAGAATTTCAGGCTGGATTAATAAGCGGAAACGAATACCGAATTGGCTCCTCGAGAAAAGAAGTTGAGTCCGACCTTGCTGACTCACTCCTCGCTAATCCAAACTTAATTCCGATTGCAAATACAAAGAAGAAGATGGATGAGAACGCTGCAATGGTCCCCGGTGCAGCCCCAGGTATGCCCGGTGCTCCCGGTATGCCACCAATTCCTGGGATGCCGCCAATGCCAGGGCAGGCCCCACCGATGGAAAACATCCCCCTTGACCCGAACACAATGCAGGGTGCAATGGCCGAGGCTGCACAAACAGGCGAACTTGCCCAAAGCACACTCCCGCCAGAAGCAGCCGCATTGCAAACTGGAGCTGCACCAACCCCACCGGGAGCGCTCACCGCAGAAAGTGGCGAGATGCAGTATAAATCAGCTGAACTGGCTGTCGAAGACAGAACAGAAACTTCAATTGAGCGTTGGTCGGAAATACTTTCACGAGGAATTGAAAGAATTCTGGAAAGACAACAACGAGTTGTACTGGAAAAGTCTGGTGGAAGCAAGGCAAGAAAAGGGCTCATGGCTGGAACGCTTGACATCGATTCAATACTCTCTATTGACTCATGGAATAAGCAATTTGAAGATGACCTAAAGCCAGTTGTTTCCGCGATTATCAATGACTCACATGAATCAAAACGCGAAAGAATGCATGTAAAGGGCTTGTCGCCAAGAGCTATACCGCCTCTAGATTTCTTGAGAGCGGTTGATTCACACGTCGCAAATATTAAAAAAATAAATGAGCAGACAGCCTTGAATATCAATGAAATAATGCTTAAGTCGTTTGTTTATTCTGACGAGGAGCGAAGATTTTCCTCGTTCAGACAAGAGCTAATTGAAATGTATGCAAATCTTCTTGCAAAAGAACATGTCGAAATTGCCGAAGAAGAGACACGCAGAGCCTGGAACTTCGCTCAGTTCTAACTATTTCACTAAATAGTTTCTGTAAAAGAAAAGCAATTCTCAATACTTGCACTGCAGATTTATCTGGTCGTTTATTATCTATTGAGTCTTAGTGAAAGCGAATTAAATGACCACTGACCACTTTGAATACAAGTCAACATCTCTTGGCTCCGCTTCACAGAAAGCCGGCTCCGTCAACCTCGATGAGCTGCAAGGAATTGTTGAGTGCTTTGTAGCTGGAATCGGCAATAAAGACTCTGTTGGTGATATTTGCGCAAGTGGTGCTTTTACGAAGAGCCTTCAGCGCCGCAAGCCGCGTGTTGTGTGGGGCCATAACTGGAATGACCCAATCGGTAAAGTCCTCGAAATTTACGAGGTACCACCGTCTGACCCACGCCTTCCGCTAAAGATGAAGCTTGCTGGAATCGGCGGCTTATTTGCAAAAGTTCAATTCAATCTTCAGTCAGAAAAGGGCCGCGAAGCATTCGCAATGGTTGCGTTTTTTGGCGAGGAGCAGGAGTGGTCAATTGGCTACAAGACACTGCGCGCACAGTACGACCAAAAGTCTCAGGCAAACGTAATCTACGAGTTGGAGCTTTATGAAGTGTCTCCAGTTCTTCATGGAGCCAATCAACTGACCGGCACAATTTCCGTGAAGACAGATGACCCATACGGCGAAGATAGCTCCGTAATAATGATGGATGACGAAAAGCCGAATAAGTTGGAAATTGAAAAGCAACTCTCAGGAATGCTTGGCACAAAAATATCGCTCATGGAAATGGACGACGAAAATCTAACATTTGCTCGTCGTGTAGCTGACGGTTCAGTTAAGAGATTCAAGTGTGGCTGGAGTCGAATGGGTGGTCGAATGATGTTCGGCCCGCCAGAAGAAATAGTAATGCAGAGACCATCCGCACCACAAGCAGCACCAATGATGATGCCGCCAAATGAGCCAAGAAGAATGGTCCGCCCACAGCAGATGCCATCAATGCCAATCGCCGTCAAGCCAGGCATGGAGGGTGTTGTCGTTGTTCCGCTCCCTGCAGTTCAGTACGAAGAGGGCAATAATAAGCCAGTCGACAAGAACAACCTTGATAAAGAAGAGGCAGACCTGCGCGATGCACTTCTAAAAATTGTAAAACGCCACGGAAAATTCAATGAAGATAAAGATGGGGTATGGGCTGGATATAAGCCTGCTTCGGAAAATCCAATTGCTTCAATCGGAGTCAAGTGTGCAAACTGCGTATTCTTCCAGAATGACGGGTCATGCAAGATTGTTGATATGGACATCGAGCCAGAAGGCAAATGTCGTTTTGCAGTAATTCCAAAAGGCGTTGTCAATGTCGACGGAGTTGCCAAAAAGGAATACGAAATTGAAGAAGACGCCAATTTTGATGAAGCCATTGAAGACCTGGAAGTTAAGTACCCTGGCGAGTTTGTTATGGCCATGCTTCGTGGAGCAGTGGGTAAGAGAAAAAAGAAGCGTAACAAATTTAAATCACTTTCTGAATTTGGCAAAGATGACAACTCATTCGATGAGCAATACTGCATACCGCTTCACCCAAATGATGCATTCCATGTCAAGCAGGAAATCGACCCAATTCTCGACTATTACATGGTTGACGCCGAGGTCGACATCGATGGCATAGTCCTGAAGTCTGGCGTGAGTCTTGAATTCATCGAAGCTGTCGACAACGCACTACAAAACATAAAAAAAAAATTCTTAGATAGCTCTGAGTTCGAGTCAAAAGCGATTGGCCGAAGACTAGGAAGCTACGTCGGCAGCAGACTTATTGACAGACCATCAATCGGCGGACGTCGAGACAGAAGAAATCGCCGTGGCGACATTGATATGCCAACCGGCGGAACACCGGGAAATCGACGACCAACGGGGAGCGATTTCGACCCCGACAATGATGGCTGGGTAGATGAAGGAACAACACGCCCACGCTTCGTCGGCGTACAAGATGCAAAACCGGCAACACCGTCAAAACCCCTCTCCTCTGGAGCTGAGAAGCGCTCACGATTTAATACTTCACGTCACGGTCTTGGAAAAGAAACCGAGAGTAAGTTTGGTGTCGCACCAGATGAACAGGCAAGACGAGAAGCATTTGACAAGACTGCACAGGAATGGGTTGATAAGGGCTTCGGCTGGGAGGAAGTGCCTCGCTACCAAACAGACAATACACGTTCCGCAGAGTTCTTAAGAGGGCGCGAGCTTGGGTACAACCAAGCAAGAAGAGCATGGCAAGGCGACGACAAGAAGCGCCCAGCAAAATTCAACGAAAAAGCAAAGAGCGGACAGGCGTATCAAGAGTGGTATTACGATTTTGTTCGCACACTAGGCACATACCTCGATGCAACAAATAAGTATTTTGCCGGAAAAGACAAAAAGGACAAGAATAAAAATTATGTTGGCGAAGACGGCGAGAGCCAGTTTCTTAAAGGACTTGATAGTGCGCTACGCAGCGAAGTCTATGAGCGTCGCCCGTCAACTGGAACATGGGACCCAAACGATAAAGAGACTCTTGCTCGCTGGATGAACTCATATGGGTTCGACGGTGCAAGCCCAAACAAGCCAGATAGAAAACTCTCATCCGGAAGACTTCCTGCGCTCGATGACGATTTCGACCCAGATAATCCCTACGGCGACGACAACCTTCCATTCGATGAGAGCGGAACTGATACATACGACAGAATTATTAGAGATTTCCTCGGCGAAGAAATGCCACGTCCAAAACGAGGGAAAATCGCTCCACCAGAAAAGAACCCAGAAGACTATACAGACCAGGATATTTACGAAGAGCGTATGAATGGCGTATCCATTGAGGATATGGCCAAAAAACTTGGTGTAACAAGAACGGAGGTGCGCCAGGCAGAACAAAGATACATGTCCGAGATTCGAAGGGGCAGTGCATCGCGTGCTGCCGAGAGCGCGCCAAGACTTTCTAGTGGATTTGAGAATTTCCTAAAAAAGCCAGAAAACAAGCGCACTCGTCGTGAAAAGCAAGACTACTTAGGACCACTCTGGGAATACAGGGATGGCCAGACACTGTCATCTGGAAAAGATGAAAATCAAGAAGCAGATGCAGCTCGTATTAAAGACATGTACCAGCAGATGGGTGAAGCAATTATTGCTGCGCTTGATGAGATATTAAAGGACCCAAGCAAAGCTGGCCAGTGGCAAGTGCCTTGGCGCTCGCCAGAGTTGTACGGTCGAAATCCA